CAAACGAACATCTGAAAGACAGATTGGAGAAAAGAATCATATGTTTGGTAGAAAAGGAAAAGATAATCCTAATACGGGAAGCAAACGTACAGTCGAACAATGTAAAACGCAATCAGAAAGCCAAAAAGGCAAACATATCGGCGAAAAGAATGGTTTTTATAATCATAAACATACCGAAAAACAAAAGGAATTATGGTCGATCAAAAGAAAAAACGCAATAGTTACGAGAAAAACAAGAGATAAAATAATAAAAACTTCAACAGGTAAAGCTCGTATTTGGTTATATCAGATAATTGATCCGAAAGGAAATATAGTTTTTGATTATGAAAATGTGTCGTTGGTATACATATGTAAAAAATTAGGTTTTTGTTTTAAAACTTTTATAAAGTATACTATATATCAAAATAGAGATTATAAAGGGTGGATAGCGAAACGGAAAAAAATTAGTTAAAGGTTGGTTGTATAAATACATATATAAGATAGGAGATTTAATATGTTACTAATTACAGAAGATATTGACGAACAGAGTTTAGATATTATATGTGAAGCCGCAGAAGGAAAACCAAAAACATACAAAATTAAAGGTCCGTTTATGGTTTCCGAAGTAAAAAATAAAAATGGGCGTATATATTCGCGGGAATTAATCGAAAGGGAAGTCGATGTATATACAAAACAAAAAATAAATACAAAAAGAGCGCTTGGTCAGCTTTCACATCCCGAAACACCAGAGATAGAATTAGAGAATGTGTCTCATATTATCGAATCGTTAAAAATGGAAGGTAATGTTGCTGTCGGAGTGGCGACCATTTTGAATACACCCAAAGGCAAAATCGCATATAGTTTATTAGAATCTGGTGTGAAATTAGGAGTCTCTTCGAGAGGAGTCGGAACGTTGAAGGGAAATTTAGTTGAAGATTCATACAAATTAATAGCTGTAGATATTGTAAATGAACCTAGTGGGGAGGGATGTTTCGTAGATGGAATCCTTGAGGGAAAAGAATGGATCATAGATGGCAATCAAGTAGTTGCTAAAGCAGTAGAAAAATTAGAAGAGAATCTTGCAAAGCATGGAAGTAGGGATATACTTAGAGATTTACAATCGTTTTTAAGAGATATACATTGGTAACGTAAATATAGGAGATACATATATAATGGAAAAGTTTAAAGATTATTTGAATGATCAAGAATTGAATGATAGGCATGAGCAAGCTAAAGAAAATTTTAAAAAAGATATAAGAGATACATATGGTGAAGAACAAGCTGATTCATGGTTAGAAAGACAAAATACAGACGATCTTTTAAAATAAAAATCCTCAAAATAGATATATGTACACGATAAACGGTGTACATAACTAAAATAAAACAAAATAAATCCCCAAAAACATCAAAAATGGAAATTTTTTAGATTTCTATTTTATAAATATTATAAAGAGCTATACATGATGTATAGTTTATTTAACCGTTTTATAGGAGAACGTACATATGAAACTTACAGAAAAATTTAAAGATGTATTAAAACCTGAAGACTTGACAGAGTTGGAGAACGGCATCAAAGCTATGGTTAGCGAGCAAGTAACATTAAGAGTAGAGGAGAAAACTATTGAATTAGAAAAGAAAGCAGAATCATTTTGTGAACAAGAAATTTCTAAGAAAGTAGAAGAAGACAAAGAAACTCTTATTGAAGAATACGAAAATAAAATGGAAGATTTGGAAAATAACATGGTTGAAAAATTGGATCAATTCCTTACTACAGTTATCAATGAACAAATTTCTGATGAATCTATAAATAAAATTGCTCTTAACGAAACATACGAACCTATCGTTGAAGGTATCAAAGCATTATTTGAAGATAAATATGTTGCTCTTGATTCTGATGGCGAAAAGTTAGTAAAAGAACAGAAAGACGAAGTTGTTAAGTTAAAAGATGAAAATTCTAAACTTATTAAAGAAGCAATGGAACTTTCTGGACTTGCTGAAAGTGGTGCTATCAAATTAAAAATCTCTGAAGAGACTGATGGATTAACAGATACACAAAAGGAACGTGTACATACATTGTTAGAAGGTAAACCTTTTGATGAAGTAGAAACACAAATAGCTTCGGTTATTGAAATTGTAGAAGAAAGAGAAGATGATTCTGATAAAGAAACATTGGATGAAAGTGTTGATTCTAACAATTCCGATAAAGATACGGGCGGAAAAGAGTTAAAGGAAAACAAAACTGAAGAAAAACAGGAAAAAAAGAAAGAAGATGATTCTATATATACACCTGTAATAAACTCGGCAAACAAATTTCTTTAAAAAAATATAAATATTAATAAACATATAGTCTAACAAAGGAGATTTAATATGGCAGACGCAAAACAAGTAGAGATGTTGGTCGAAAAATGGGGAAAAATGGAAGGTAAAATGTCTATTAAAAACATTGAAGATCAATATGTCAGAGAAAATATGGCGGTTCTGTTAGAGAATCAAGAAGCTATCGATACACAAAATAGATTGCTTATGGAAACATCTGATGGTTCAGTTACAACAACAACATCACAAACACATGCTGGTTTGGATGGTGCTTTTTCTCCAATTTCATTAGCATTAGTACGCAGAACATTTCCTGAATTGTTTGCACATTCAATAGTTGGGGTACAGTCGATGCAAGGTCCAGTAGGATTAGCATATGCTTTACGTGTATACTACAAAGGTTCAACAGACTTCAATGAAGCTGGCTTTGATGTAGTACCTGAATATAGTGGTTTCACAGGTTCTTTCGCTACATCAGCGGGTGGACAATCTGGTACTGCTGACACTGGTACAGGTGTTGCAACAAGCGCAGGTGAAGCATTCGGAATTGGTGATACAGCTAATGCAATGCCTGAAATTCAATTGAAGATCGATAAGGTTGCGATTGAAGCGAAGACAAGAAAATTAGGAGCATCATACTCTTTAGAATCTGCACAAGACATCAAAGCGATGCATGGTGTAGATATGGAAAGAGAAATGGTAAATACATTACAATACGAAGTACAAGCAGAATTAGATAGAGAATTGATTTATAAAGTTAAATCGGTTGCTACTACTTCAACAGCGTTCGATGTATCAGCTACCGATGGTAGATGGCATCAAGAAAGAATTGCTGGTTTGGTAAATCGTATCGTTAAAGAATGTAATGATATTGCTACAAGAACTAGAAGAGGTGCAGGTAACTTTATAGTTGTTTCAACTGAAGTTGCAAGTGCGTTACAAAGTTTGCAAGGTGGATTATTTACAGCTAATGTAGCTAACATTAACCCAACTAATACATATGCAGAACTTGGAACTCTTCAAGGTACAATTAAAGTGTATAGAGATACATATAACACTGATAATCAAATCGTTGCTGGTTTCAAAGGACCAGGAGTTTCAGATTGTGGTGTGATTTATTCTCCATATATCATGGGATTATTTAATAGAGCTATATCTCAACAAGATTTTTCTCCTAGAGTAGGAGTTATGTCACGGTATGCCCTCACAAATAATTTGCTGGGTGCCAGTAGATATTACGCAAAATTCGCAGTCTCGAATATGAGTTATATCTTGCAAACATCGTAATTTATAAACCATAAAAATTAAAAAAGGTCTGGTGGAAACATCGGGCCTTTTTTTGTGCGTATAAATACGAAGGTAAAGGGACAACGAGTTCGAACATCGCTGTTTTTGCCTTAACCAAAAACTAACCTTTACATAACTACATCCCGTTAAGGAGGAATAAAATGCCTGAATGTAAAATTTGTAATAAAAAATTCAAAAGTAATTCTGGATTAGGCCGACATACAAAAATAACCCATAAAATAGAACCTAAAGAATATTATGATACGTATTTAAAAAAAGAAAATGAAGGTACATGTAAGATGTGTACAAATCCTACTACATTTAGAAATTGGAATATCGGTTATTTGACATATTGTTCTACCAAATGTGTAAATTTAGATGAAGATGTACAGAAAAAAACTCAACAAACGAATTTAGAAAGA